AAAACATTAATAAAAGCACTTAAATCGGCCGTGCGTGAAGTTATAAAAGAAGAATTAACAGAGATTCTTCGCGAAGGGTTACAATCTACTATTAATGAGATGTCACAGCCGAAACAAGCAGTAAAATCTAATACCGTTCAAGTGCCACCTAGAATGGTTCATGAAACAAAAGGTGTTAAAAACAAAGTTCAATTTAAATCAACGGGCTTTGCAGATATTTTAAATGAAACGCCTTCAATGCGCGAATCTGGAACTGGAATATCTAGTTTTGCTGATCTAGTTAATGAAGATGTTGATACGTTAAGTTTTACTTCTGCAGATGCTCAAGGTTTCGGGATGATTCGTGGCAATCAACAACCTGCATCTCAAGTAATGCATGATCCAGAAACGGATAAAGTATTGCAAGTAGATCCAATGATTGCTAAGGCAATGAATCGTGACTATTCTGCATTAATGAAAGCAATTGATAAGAAAAAAGGAATCAAGTAATGTCATATGTTGTAGTATCTAGCGCAGTTTCTAGTTTAAATAATACCCCACGTGGAATTAGCATAAATTTTTCTAAGAATGGTGTATTTGAAACGTTGACTAGTGCTGATCAGCAAGGCCTTGCTAATTTAAAAAATCTGCTTTTAACATTCCCAGGTGAACGATATGCTAATCCTACTTTCGGATGCAATTTAAAGAAAATTGTATTTGAACCTAATACGATGATTGTTAAAGAACAAATTCAAACAACGATTGAAACTGCAGTTGCGAATTTTACCCCATATATTAACATACAAAATATATCTATCATAACAGCAGAAGATGATCCTACATTTGAACATTATATTAAAATAACATTAACATTTACAGTTGAGCAATCTGCATTTGTTCAAAGCATTACAATTACAGGAACTGAAACTGGAACAATCGTTGTTAGTTAAATGAAACAAGTACATGGAAACAAAAAAAGAAATATCATACTTAGGTAAAGATTTTGGTCAATTCAAGAAAAACTTGATTGATTTTACTAAACAATACTTTCCTGATACATATACTGATTTCAATGATGCATCGCCTGGTAATGTATTTATAGAATTATCTGCATACGTTGGGGACGTTTTAAGTTTTTATGCTGATACTAATTTGCGTGAAACTTTAATGAATCAAGCAACAGAACAAGCAAATATATTTGATATTGCAGCAACATTGGGTTACAAGGCAAAAACAGTAACACCATCGCAAGTAACTTTAGATGTATTTCAACTTGTTCCTGCATCTGGTTCTGGAACAAATGTGAAACCAGATTATGATTATGCACTTTCTATTAATAGTTTACGTGCAAAGTCTGGGATTGTAATGTTTAGATCATTGGATTCAATTGATTTTTCATTTTCATCTTCACTAGATCCAACAGAAGTTTCTGTATATGAAGTTGATCCTACTACAAAAACTCCAACTTACTTTTTATTGAAGAAGCAAGTAAAAGTAGTATCGGGTGAAATAAAAACAAAAACATTTACTTTCGGTTCACCGATTGCATATGATAAAGTTTTATTAACTGATACAAACATAGTAGAAATTTTATCCGTCGAAGAATCTGATGGAGATAATTGGTATGAAGTTCCATATTTAGCACAAGATACTGTATTTGAATCTGTTCCTAATTTAGCAGAAAATGATCCAGAATTATCAGTATTTAGATCATCATCTCCTAGTTTGTTAAAACTTAGAAAAACAGCTAAACGTTTTGTTACTAGATTGAGAAGTGATAATTTCTTGGAAATTCAATTTGGTTCTGGAATATCATTTAATAATGATGAAGAGATAGTTCCAAATCCAGATAATGTTGGTAATGGATTAGCTGGTTTCCGTCGTCCTATTGATGTTGATATTGATCCCGCAAACTTTTTATATACAAGAACATATGGACAAGCTCCTGCTAATACTACATTAACAGTAACATATGTTGTAGCAAATGGAATATCAGAAAATGTTGCCGCTAATACCATAACCCAACTAGATGCAGTTTCATACAATGATAATATCAATTCCACAAACAATGCTAGTATGGTTAATTTTGTGAAAACGACAGTTGCTGTAAATAATGCAGATCCGGCTACCGGTGCAAAATCTGCAGAAAGTGTAATTGATATCAAGAATAATGCAATGGCGTATTTTGCAACTCAGAATCGTTTAGTTACTAGAGAAGATTATGTTGTTCGAACATATTCAATGCCAGCTAAATTTGGTTCTGTTGCTAAGGTATACATTGTTCCAGATGATCAAATTTCACAAAAAGAAACTTTAGATACTAGAATTGCAAACCCATTAGCAATGAACATGTATGTTTTAGGTTTTAATGATTCAAAACATTTAACTGAATTAAATCAGGCAGTTAAAGAAAACTTGAAAACATATTTAGGTTATTATCGCATATTAACTGATGCAGTAAATATCAAAGATGCATTCATTATTAATATAGGTATAGATTTTGAAATTTCAGTATTGCCGAATTATAACAGCAATGAAGTTTTATTGAAATGTATAAATCAATTAGTAGAATTTTTCAATATCGACCGTTGGCAGATAAATCAACCTATTACTAAATCAGACATTACAACTACTATTGCAAATATAAAAGGTGTTCAAAGTGTAGTAGGCGTTAAATTTTTAAATTTATATGATTCTGATTTTGGATATTCTGGAAATGTTTATGATATTGAAGGTGCTACTAAAAATGGAGTTATTTATCCATCACTAGATCCTAGTATTTTCGAAGTTAAGTTTCCAACTCAAGATATCCGAGGAAGAGTTGTAACTTATTAAACATTGTATATTTATACTAAAAGGAATATACAATTATGGGCGTATTATCTAATAATAGATCTCAAATTACATCTGGAGGATTAATATCTGCAAGTTTTGTATCAGATTTATATGATGTATTAACAGGCAATACATTAGAATCTGTTTCTATATCTGGATCATTAAATGTTACTGGCAGTATCATTGGAAATGTTACAGGAATTGCATCTACAGCTTCATATGTTGCAAATGCAGTTTCCGCATCATATGCTAATACAGCTTCATACGTAGCAAATGCAGTTTCTGCATCTTTTTCTAGCACAGCTTCATATGTTAACGGCGTATCTAGTTCAATTCAACATGTAGAAATATCCGATCGATTAATCGTACAAGGTGCTGTATTATTATATACTGCTTCATTACCAACAACAGATCCAGCATTAAATGGACAACTTTGGAGAAGTGGAAGTTTTCTGATGATTAGTACTGGTTCCGGAATTTAAAAAAGGTTGATATGTTTAGAATATTTTATGCAGAGCAAGATGCTACATTGTTTGAAGGAGCTGATTCTGGAAGCATAACTAGTATAACAAATACTGGTTTAGACGAATTATTAGAAATTGGTAAGCGTTTAGGAACAGATGGTTCTACATTATTAAAATCTAGATCTGTTATAAAATTCAATATCAATGAAGTTTTAACTGCTGCTCAAAAATATGGTGTTGATTTATCTGCATGTAAATTTGTGATGCAACTTTATACAACTCATGCAAAAAATTTACCAGCAGAATATTCAATTGATGCTAAGATTATTGCACAACCATGGATTAATGGTACGGGTTATGCAACTTCAAATCCTGTAATATCAAATGGCGTTCAATGGGCTAAACCATATGCATCTTGGTCATTAGATTCACAAACGGGCGATGCTTGGATATCTAGTTCACAACAAATTCAAGTTAATAATTCATCATTATATGTATCAGGAAGTGGTGCAGGAGGTAGTTGGTTATGGCAATCTGGAAGTGGTGTTTTTAATATATCCAATTTCAATCAATCATTTTTTACTCAACCAGGATTAACAGGTCAAGAATCATTTTCATATCGTCCAACTGATATTAATATGGATGTAACAGATGCGGTATTATTATGGATATCTGGATCTGGAGGCAATACCATACAAAATAATGGATTCTTGCTTAAATTTTCAGATGCAGATGAATCAGATTCAACTGTAACTGGTTATATAAATTTCTTTAGTAGAGAAACTCATACCATATATGTTCCTAGACTAACCATGTATTGGGATCAAAGTGAATATTCATCATCATTAGCTGATGTTGATTTAGAATCAAATACTATATTCACAAAGATGAAACCAGAATATAAAGATACTGAAATTGCACGGGTTCGAATATATTCTAGAAACAAATATCCACAAAAATCTCCAACTAATCTATTTCCAACACAAACCGTTAATAAACTACCGGAAACTACATATTATTCAGTTATGGATGCAGCGACAGATGAAGTCATTATTCCGTATGATGATATTTATACTAAAGTAAGTTGCGATAATGTAAGTAATTTCATTTACATTGATATGAATGGTTTTATGCCAGAACGTTATTATCGTTTACAGCTTAAAATTGTAGATGGTTTTACGGAACAGTATATCGATGATGACATTTATTTTAAAGTAGTTAGATAATGGCTGAAGAACAAAAAGGAAGTGGATTAGGACGAGTATTGTTAGACCCAGTACGTCTTCAACAACAGACAAAATATAAAACAAACGGGTTAACAGTAACATCTAATAATATAAATATCATGCCGCGTGATGCAGCAGGTAACATCATATTTCATGAAAGCTCTTCTAAAAATCCATTGCTTATAATTGAGCCAGTAGATACGAAAATCATGTTGCAATCTGTACTTAAGGTTTTAGATACGCGATTTGAATATTTTAAATTCCCGGTAACAATCGTAGCTACAGATATTGAAGATTTATCAGTAGATCTTACTATTCCAGAAGTAGACAGACCGGATATCATATATGCAAGATATCGACCATCTGAGAATCAACGCATACAAAATGGAACACCGGATTCATTTGATGATGCATCAAAATTTGATGGTATAGTTATAGATTTCGTAGAAGAAGGAATTCCGCAAAAAGTTACAAATCAATATCAAATTACTAAAGAAATAAAAGAATCAGGCATTGATTTAAGATTTAGATTTAAAATAGAACATAGATATGATACTGGAGCTCCTGGTTTTGGTAATGCATATTTTTCTATCATAAAAAATTCGCCGGTTACTGGATTAAGCAGAATGTTTAAAG